AGGATTATTGATATCATGGTCTGGAATCTTTGTGATACATGTAATGAAGGCTTTGATAAATTTCAACATAGATCTGGCAACAGCACCGGGATGTGAACCAATGTCAAGGAACTTGACAGATTTACCTTGGTACAATGAATTCAAACCAAAATAATGCATGGCCCACTCAAACCTAGCAGCATGAGTGCCCTTAACTCCAGAAATTGAAGCATAGGGTGATGTGAGATTTCTCACACGAATCCTGCCCTTACGGGATAGCATACGGAAAGCAGCTTTGACCTCATCATAATAATTCAATGCACTCTCAAAAAGAGAGAGGCTCTTAGCCAACTTGTTTGGATCATAAACAATTTCAGGAACAAGGCTTGGCCAATACATGGATAAGCCATGACCGTGGACACCGTAAAGCTCACGAATGAAAGATTCATCAGGAACAATTGGAATCACACCAGCAAGCCGTTTAACGTCCATGAACCTGAACATCGTTGACTGATACTTTGATGGGTCGAATTCAACCTCATTAATGTGATATTTGTTCTTTAGATAACGAAGCATCTTATAGATAGTTTCTCGAACCTCAACATTATAAAAATTGTCGATTAAATGACCAAGAAGTCTTTCAGCAGTCCTCCGATGTTGTGGAACTTCATTGTAAGAAGGATGCATTTCCTCAGGATTCAAGAGTCGTGAAAAAGTCTCAATAGAAGCCCTGTAAGGAAAATACTCTCCATGCATGTAAATGATCCTCTTCGATAAAAAAGAAACATCATTCAAATGCGAAGAAGAATGAATCTCCTTAATAATGATGCCAAATTTTGCATAAGCAGCAATAATGTCATCATCACTTGTGGTAACAGGCTTCAGAAAAATATTATCATCACCATACAAGACGCATGGCAAATCAACACTAAGATGAAGAAACCTAAGAACACCTCTAAAGACAGCACGATGAATGTTAGTGTTGTCATCTGCTGTGCCAGCAAATCCACTTTTCATACCTTTGTAGACACGAACAGCAAATCCCATAGGCAACAATATGATAGCTGAAACCATACAATCATAAAGTTTTCCAAACATGTAAATGAATCGTGATGGGACACCACAATAATCCATCAATCGCATGTGAAAATTCTTCATTTTGTATAAAAGAATGGAAGATAATGATGTATCCCATTCCTTAGCATCAACTGAACAAAACTCATAGCCTTCGGGTGCAACTCCCTTGTCAGCTCTAAGGATGTTGGCAAGCTTTGCAGCTCCACCATTCATCCATGAAAAACCGACTCCGAACCATTCAAACTCTTCATGGAAGAACCACATGACATTTGAATAATAAACACTCGTTAGAAGCATAAAAGCGAAGCCAGGGTAACAAATCAACCTAGCACTCTCCTTTGCAATATCTTGAAGTTTTGCACGTCCAGCAGTGTACCAAACATGATCTGTAAGATAACTCTGAAAGACCTCATCATCATCATACATTTCTTTGGCTTTATACTCAGCATCAGCTTTAACGTCACGACGCTTAACTCCACTTTTATAAGGATAACCAGCAGCAGAACTGCCAACAACAGGAGCATCAAAGATTGAGTTTCTGTCAATACCAGACAGACGACGTCGCAATTTGTGAAAATTCTTCCGATTGACAACATCAGTGAACAACTCATCAAGTGATTGCTGAAACAGTTCAGCAGCTTCAAGATCAATGACACCACCTCTAAAGAACTTAAGTAAATAATCCAATTTCAAGCGCAAAACCGCATTTGTCCGATGATAAGTCGAAAAGCAAATCGTCTTGGCTTTCTTATTGAACATGTCAAAAAGATCTGAAGCAAACTCATCAATTGGGTGTAAAACACCATGAACGTTTGGAATGATATAATCAACCATGAAGAACTCAACATGATTGGCTGCCATAAAGGCAACAATAGTCTTCTTCGTAGTTTTTGCTAAATGGCTTGGCATCGATCCACTAAGTTTAACCACATCATGAACAGTGTTTGATGTGATAACGAAATGAATAAATGGCAGCCATCTTATCAATGATAGACAGATGTTGTTAGCACCTTCCTCCATATCAAAAACATGAATTCTCCCCTCAACGACATAAATTGGAGGAGCAGAATCGCAAACAGCTGAATAAACATACCAGCAGCTAAAAAACAGAAAGACATAAATAATCAAATCTGTGTGAATCATTGCATCTAAAAATCGTTGTATTTGTCACTAGTC